CGCCCTTCCGATCTCTTCCTTACTACCCAATGGGCTGGCGGAGGCCATTCAACTGCTATTTTTATGGGCTAGCGATACCCGTTTTGCGCATTATGCCTTTTTTTGGCGCTTGTATTGTATGACCTTCGTCATGTTACCTGTCCTGGCTGCTTCTTCCCGCAGTCTCTCTAGCGTCGAATCAACTGCGCCAGATACTCGGCCGGTGCCTGTAACCACTCGTTCAGGTGGTGGTGCAGACTTGCGATTTGTTACTTTCATGTCTTTTTCCAGTTTGGCCACAGCAAAAGCGAACTTCACTGGGTCTTTGATTTCTGCCAGTTCTCTGGCCTTCTTTGGGTTCCTGCCAAGCGCATAGACTACCAAAGCAGGGTTATCAGCACCTTGGAGCATTACGCCTTGCTGGGTGACGGAAAACATCTCTTGCGCTACCGACTCGGCATCCTCAAAGTCTTTGACACGCAGTTCTGCACGGGCTTTGGCGTAGCTGTCTAGCTTTGACTGCCAGGCGCGATTCTGGTTTGTCAATTCAGCGTCGTAGCGTGCTTGCTGTTCCTCAACCTGGCGCTTGCGGTCATACCAGCTTTCCAGAGACTGTTCAAACCTTTCAGCGTCGTAGTCGTGGTCTTCCAGTGTCGGCTTCTTGCCAAGCGAGACGGCCTGTGGTGCTGGTGCTGTTTGTTGCAGCCGGCCTTGCAGTTCTTGGTTCTGCCGCTTTAGTTCGCGATTGGTCTTGCGCAGTTCACGCACCCATTCAGGCGCATGGGCTTGTTCTTCTTGCTGCTGCGGTTCTTCTTCGCCAATGCTGACGACAACCTCGTCCGGTTCCTCTGCTTCAACAGCCTCTACTGGCTCGTCTACTTCTTGCTCGTCTTCAATCACAACTTCGTTTTCCATTGTCTTCCTTCAAACTCACCCAAAGTCGGCTGGGTGGATGCCGTTAATGGATATTGATGCCAAGCACTGCCAGTATTTGCCGCGCTTCAAACTCTTGCATGGCCATCAGTGCGGTGATCGTGTCTTCCTCGTCCAGCAAGAAAGCGCTTAGTGCTGCTGATGCCTCTTGTAGTTCTTTGCTCTGCTCTGCCTTGTTTTTGTAGGTTACTTGCAGTTTCGCCAGCTCTTTTTGCAGGCCGGCCAGTTCTTCCAAATCGCCATCGTAGTTCACCAGCTTGCGTGCCAGGCGCTGCGATTGCGTATGCTTTGCCAGGGCCTGTCTGATCTGCTCTAGTTCTGCAATGTTTGAGGTCTTGCTATCTAGCTCTTGGCGTAAGCTGGCCTCGTAGATTTGACGCTCACGCCCCCAACCTTTCCTGCTTCTCTTAGAAGATGAACCGCCACCGCCTGCATCAGTGGGGGTTGCTTTAGATTGAAGGAGCGTTAAAAACACGTTACATCAGCGTTTGCAGGGCATCAATGGTGGCTTGAGTTTCGCTGATCTCGCTATCAAGTCTCAGCACAGCTTCAAGGTCTCCTGACGCCATAGCCGTTGATTTGGCGCTGTTTAGATACGCCAGCTTATTGGCCATCAGGCTGACCAGTTCTTGCATCTTCATACCAATACCACCATTTCTTGAGCAACTGTAGATAGGTGCGATTGCAGCAGAACAACGTCGTAGGTGTCAGTGCCGTCAAGTGCGGCGTAGCAGGCGATCCGCTTTGCACCGGCAGCAGTCCCGGCCTGTAGAAAGTCCGTTGGAGTAAATGGTGACATCACTCGGTTTTGAACGTCGAACCTGTTCATTTGATTGACTGCGGAAGCTACGTAAATGTTAAGGTAAACCATCCTGCCTTCGTTGTCAAATGGGGCATAGCCACCACAAGTTCCCACAGTCAGCGCCACCGCACCGTCATACACGATGGCACCTGTCCATGTTCCTGTAATTGAACCTGCAATATCCAGCACATCCAAAGTAACCGAGCCACCTCGGAAGAAGTAGCAAAATGATTGCCGTGCATTGCGAGCCACGCCGGGTTGGATACCCCACGAAGGTGCCCACATACCACCAGACGCATTTGCCGCAGGAGCAACACCAAAGTACGTAGTTGACCAAGCTCCAGCAGCGATTGAGTTGGTGCCGTTGTTCACAGCCGCATCACCGTAGTTATAGGTGTAGACCGTTGTTGTTGCACTGGTGCGTAGCAGCAGCAAGTTTGGCAACTCAATCACAAACTTCGCGCTGGTACTTGGCGTAACAGTCCAAGCAGTGCCTGTGGTGTAAACCGGGCTTGGCCCTGCTGTATGGCTGGCAATGATTCGGCGCTGACCTACAGCAGTTGGGTTAACCGTGTCTTGCACGATTCTGATTTGGAAGTTTCTGTATTCGTTTGCCGCCACAATCGAATCGCCATTTGTTGCCTGCCCCGTAAGGGTGGATGCACCAGCAGCAGTTGCTGACAATGCGTATCGCGCAGTGAGTCCGGTGTCGTAGTTGTAGGTACCCTTTACCAGACCGTCACCGGGGCTGCAATCGTAGGGCGTGTACTGCTCGTCAAGCACCAAAATGTCCGAATCGGTGGCAATGGTGGCTGGCAATCCTGTCGTCAAAAGACCAGTGGAAAGCGTGTTAGATGCCACTTCAAATGATCGCCAAATGTTGGTAGCTGTTGTACCAGCACCCAGCATAAACAAACGACCTGCAATGATTTCGTAGCGAGCGCCAGTGGACGGAGTAAATGTAAATGGCGCAATGACGTGGATCACCGGTGTAGTACCGCCAGTGTTGGCGTCGATGTATCGCTCTTCAGTCTTGCCAGCCACCGGATCAATGATGCGCAGTTTGTAACCGTATTCACCAGACCCGCCGCGATTCGCCAACATATTTACGCCAACCGCCGTTGGTAGCGCGGTAGACAGCGTGACCTTGATCGTTGATGCGCCAGCCGCAATGGTGCCAACTAGGCCAAGAGAAGGCGCAAAAGCAGATGCAGAGCCAATGGCAAAAGTTCCAGCAAGTGCAGGCGACTGCACAAACGACCAGCCTTTGGTTACGATATTAAAGCGACTAAGTACCGTCGCACTGCTAAGTTGGTAGACAAACGGATTGCGCGAAACATCAGAACGCAAGTCTGACGCTAGGCTAGAACCAGCTACGCTCGAAGTTGGTGCAGGAGAAACCTGCGCCCACATCAGCCTATCAATAACTTTTTTGAATGTATTTGCCATGTTTCTTCCTTATGTAATCCTTGCTCGGACAGCTGCCTGCCAAGCTGCCATGTTTGCGCCGTTGGGCAATATCTGCGCTTGGATGCCGCCAATTGCGGCCATGTTGGATAGGGTGGTAATGGTAGAAATTGTGCCTACAGTTACCGTCCCAGATTCAATGATTGCCGTCATACGCTGTCGTTGAAGCGACTTATCGTAGCCCACTGGAGAGTTCAAATAATTCAGCATCCGAGTCAACAGCAAGATCATTTCCTGCTGCGACTCTGCGGTTCCTATGTCTACGACCTCAAGCGGAGCCAATCGCAACTCAGCATCGGTCAATGGCCCGGTAACAGCAAGTGGTGTTGCTGAGGTAATGGGTAGTGGATTGGCTGCTGATACATCAACCGCCATCCCATCATCACCAATGCCAAGTTTGATGCGCTGGTGTAAGACACCAGCAATCTCATCAGCAGCAACCAGGGCGCCCGTGCCTGGTGTATAGCCTACATTGTCAGCCATTTATTCCTCCGTCTCAATGCGGGTAATGCGGCCTTTTTCGCGCACCACTCGCTTGGGTTTGTTGATTGACTGGATTGCTCTTTCGGCATTCTGAGTAGCTTTTTCGGCATTCAGCGTGTTGCTGGTAGCCAGCTGCTCCATTGCGCCGCCGATTTTATCCACCGCCTCGGCAATGCCGGTCACTGCTTGCTGCATCATTTCGCTTGCCATCACCATGCTGTCATTGGTGGTTCGCTCTGCGCGTAGCTGCTCAATCTGCGTGTCTGTCGCCTCCACTCGATTGCGCTTTAGCTGGTTTTCCAGGCGCATAGCCTCGATCTCCAGCATCGTTTTCTCGTCTGGCATCTGCATTTGTTGCGGTTGCGATTGCTGTGATTGCTGCTGTTCTCCGCCATCCATTTCGCTGATCTTGGCAAAGGTCTGCATGGTCTGCGCATTCTTCAACTCAGCACTGGCAATGGTCTCTACCGTGTCTGCCCTGGCCTTGGCTGCTTTGGCGCTTGCTTCCTCTGCTGCGGCTTGCAGGTACATCGTCTGAGGGTCTTGCGGCTGGCCTTGCATTTCAGCCATCATTTCCTCGGCTTCTTTGTCTGTCGGCTTGATCACGCCCATTCGCAGCAGCTTCTTGCGGTAGTAAGCGTTTGCATCACTGATGCCCTCTCCCTCCATGTTCATCATGGCCATTCCGCCAAGCACCTGAAGCGTCTCGGGGTCTTGCGTAATCTGCATCATGCCGGTCAGTGCGCGAACGGTAGCGGCTTTCTTGCTGCTGCTGCTTGGCCCAACGTCCACATTCACATCAAAGGTCGCGCTGCTCAAGTCGTTAGCAAGCACCATTGCGCCTGTTTCCTGGTCAATGCTTGGCTGCATCAGTTCCACAGAATCCGTCTCACCGCTGGCAGTCAGCGTCTTCATCTTGCGCTTGCTCTCGGTGTAAACGTCCCTGGCCATTGATAGCCAGATCTCTCCACAGCGTTTCATTCCCTTGGCAAAGTTGGACAGGTAGATGAATGTCTGCATATCCACCCGTGCCTGGATCATTTCCACCGCTTTTCCGCTGATATTGCTGACCATCTTGTCGGCACCTTGCGGGTTGCCAAGAATCTCCTGCATATCGGTTTCGGTGATCTGTAGCAATGCGGCCATTGCCGGGGGGATTGCTGCCGACTTTGTGTACGCTACTGGCCCACTGATCGTCTGCTCACCATTCGGCCCTGTGATCGGGTTGACCAGCAGGTACGGGTAATCTTTCAGATTGTCTTCTGCCCACATCATCTGATGGCCGGCAACCTGCTCTGGCGTGAGGATTGGCTTCTCAATGCTGGACAGTGCGCTGATCTCACCCAGCTTGGACAGCTGCATATTCTTCAGGCGCTGCGCATCTTTAGCCAGGCGAACATGGCCCATGCACCGTTCGATGTTGTCAACAAACCAGCGTTTTCCGTACACAGGAACAATCGGAATGCACTTTCCTGCAATGTAACCAGCGTCTTCCAGCACCCTGCCGCCCGACATAACGTATTTGCGCACCTTCTTGCGTTTGACTCGTTTCTGGCGTATCTCGCGGCTTCCGACTGCGGCCAGGGTTTCCTCTAACGTCTCGTCCTGCTCAAAGTCTGCCGGGCTGTAGCGTTCCTCTGATCCGTCAATCGCCTGGAAGATGCGAATGGTTTCGCTTTTTTCCTCGACCTTGTAGTATTCGGCCACATAGACAACATCAGGCGTACACCAATCAAACTCGTACTGGTGAATGATCTTGGGCCAGTCTGTCGGATCGTCGCCCCAGGTGTCTTTGTAGGCCTGGCGGGTCATGCTGGTGACCACAAAGCAATACTTGGCGTCTGATTTGTCTTGGCGCTTAGCACCTAAATCGAAAAACACCGAACTGTCAGCGTCAAAGATTGGTTCAATGCGGATCCGCTGCCGGTCGTCTTCGTCGTTTTCCTCGTCCTCGTAGACAGTGCGCAGTCTCCAAGCGCCGTATCCACCGCCTACAGCCTCTTCAAAGGCGTTGTCGTAGGCTTCATTCGCCACAGAATCGTTCTCATCTGCCCGATACAAACCGTCGCATACCTCGGCCAGCTTGTCGTTTTCCACTCCATCCTTGCTGACAAAATCAACTGTAATGCGGTTGTTTCGGTATTCATTGATGATTCTGATCACCGATAAGTGGATCTTATTGACCTCAAACCGTGGCTTGTTTTCGAACTGGTCTGCCAGTGGGCCTTCCCATTGACTTCCGGCCAACGAATAGAAGCGTCGATCTTGCAGGCATTGCAGGCGCTCGTCTCGCAGTGCGGTCTGAACCTCGTCAAACTGCGCTAAAGCCTCAGAATGCAGGTTTGCAAGTCGCTGATCTGTCGATAATCTGGCCATAATCAATCCTTTTCACCATTTGTGCATTGTCGGCACAGGCTTGAATGTTTGCGGTTTTACCACTGTTGCGCGTCTGATTCCTTCGCAAGCGTACCGCAAAGCATCAATAACGTGGTTTTTCTTGTCTTCCAGCACCGGCAGGATTTTACCCGTCAATGGGTCTTGCTTATAACTGTATAGCGTCAGTTCGTCAATCGTATGCGTGCAGCGCGGGTGGACAACAATGTCGTAATTCTTGAGAAACTCGATACCTTCTTCCACCGATTTCGGGCCTTTTACAGCTGTCATTATCTTTGGAAAGCCATTTTTGCGCATATGGCTGATCGTTTCTGGCCTGGCTGAATCTGCCACGATTGGCCATTTCTCAGAGTCTGGAACCTGCATAAACAACTCTGGCGTGTTGACGATCTCGCACCCAACCATGTAGACCTCGTGGTCAATGTAAAGTGTGCGGCCAACGATGTGACAGCGAACCAGGGTTGTCGGGTCAACCGCGAAACCCCAGTCAGCGCCCAGCCGGTGGATTGCATCTGACGGTGCTTCAAACTCGTCAATCTTCCAGTTCTTGAACACTCTGGCGCTGCTGTTGGTCAGATAGCTGCCTTGCCAAACGTGCTGATACTTGTCTGGATCGCGCCGCTTGTCGTACTCCATTTCGTCGCGCAGTACCTGCGGGAACCAAGGGTTGTCAGTGAAATTGACCTTTAGAACGGTCGCATTCTTGGGCGGTGTCGGGCCTCTCAGCAGGAAATCTACCGGGTCACTGTTCTGGCGCGGGTTCCAGGTAAACCACAACTCGGACTCAGGCTTTCGGATTGTCGGCCGCAGCAGGTCAAGGCTGGTCTGGCTTAGGCTTTGTGCTTCCTCAACCCAGGCGCAGTCGTAGCCCTCAAGCGATTTAATGCTGTCAGCGGTGTGATTCTGCATCCCCTGGAAGATGATCGCGCCGTCTCCCTTGCGTGATTTGATGACCGAATCCTGCACCTCAAAGTATGCGCCGGCGTTCATGGCCTCAATCTTGGTCTCCAGCAGCCGCTTGACAGACTGGTTCAAAGACTTCTGGATTTCCCGCACGCAGACGCTTCGCCGCTTCTGGTCAATGATGTGCGATTCAATCATCAGTTCGGCAAACATATGACTCTTGCCAGAGCCTCGACCGCCCCATGCGCCTTTGTAGCGTGCAGGATATAGCAGGGGCAATGCCCATTCAGGCGTTTCGAGTTGTAGGGTTGTCAAGATTTGACCACTATGCGCTTGATTTCCCTGAATTCCAACGGTGAACCATCTGCACCTGTCACTTCGTGCTTCTGCGTTTCAGCCCATCGCATCTGCGTTTTGCTCCACCAGATCATCGCGCTGGTGTCACCACCCATTGCTTTCTGGAATAGCGTCTTGCCTACCTGGCCATTGGCTTTCGCCTTGCCTGATACCAGTTCAGTAGCGAAGTGAGCGCGCAGCGTGTCAATGTGGATGCCATCGCGCACCAGGACTGCGATCTGTTCAATTGGTAGGCCATAGCCTGAAAGCGCTTCTACTTGTTTGCGTTCAGAATCAGTTGGCTGAAAGGCTGGTCGGCCTGCACCTTCACGCGCTCCACCTTTGTTGTGTGGCTTTTCAAGCGTTGGTTTTTCAGTGGCTCGTTTCTTGCTTGTCATGCTGTAACTTCCGCGAAAGGTTGTCCGGTTTCTGCGTGAACTGCGATTTTGCCTGTGAAGTCCTGCCAGCGCTTGACGATGACGTCGCAATACTTGGGGTCGAGTTCCATAAGGCGGGCCACCCTGCCGTTCTTTTCGGCAGCAATCAGCGTTGTCCCAGACCCGCCAAAGCTGTCCAGTACAATATCGCCGCCCTTTGTGTTGTTGAGCAGCTGGTACTCAAACAGAGCCACCGGCTTCATGGTTGGGTGCTCACCGTTGCGCGTTGGCTTGTCAAACTCCAAGATCGTGGTCTGCTTGCGGTCGGTCGCCCAAAGGTGGCCAGCACCTTCCTTCCAGCCGTACAAGCAGGGTTCGTGTTTCCAGTGGTAATCCTGCCTGCCCATGACAAGGCTCGACTTCTTCCAAATCAGGCACTGACGAACCGTCCAGCCCGCATCCTTTGCAGCACCACGGAAGTTGTAGCCTTCTGAGTCTGCGTGCCAGATGTAAAACACCGCACCAGGCTTCATGACTGTGTCTGCTGAAACGTAAGAGTCGCGTAAGAATTGACGGAACTGATCGTCACCCATTTCGTCGTTTTTAATTTTGAGAGCGTCCTTGGTCTTGCCTTCATACGCCACGTTGTAAGGTGGATCTGTCAGCCACATGTCAACCAACTGGCCATCTGTGAGCTTTTCCAAATCGCTAACGCTCGTTGAGTCACCGCAAAGCAGGCGGTGTTTTCCCATTATCCAGACATCACCTGGCACTGTGGTTGCATTTTCCTGTACCTCAGGCGCATCGTCTGGATCGGTTAAGCCAGGTGCAATTTCCTCAGGCATCAGCGCCGCGATCTCCTCGGCCGTAAATCCAGTAAGATCAAGGTCAAACCCCAGATCACCAATCTCGCCCAGCTCCAGCGCCAGCATCTCGTTGTCCCAGCCTGCGTTCAGCGCCAGCTTATTGTCAGCAATGATGTATGCGCGTTTCTTGGCATCGCTCCATCCGTCTGCCACCATTACAGGGATTTCAGTCATTTTCAGCAGCCTGGCTGCCAGTGTGCGACCGTGGCCGGCAATGATGCTGCCGGTTTCATCTACCAGCACAGGGGTTGTCCATCCCCATTCTTTGATGCTGGCCGCGATCTGCGCTACTTGCTCGGCGCTGTGTGTCCTGGCATTGTTTGCATATGGAATCAGGCGGTCAATTGACCACTGCTCTACCTTGTCGGCTGGGTTATGTTTCACTGCAATTCCCTCATGGTTCGCTGGTGTGCTTTCTGCCACATTTCTTGCCGCTCTTGTTTAGTCAGTTTAACACCTTGATCTATTTCCCAGTGACATTTCTGGCATAGCGCGGCCACCAGGTTGTCGTCAGCTTTGATGCCCCGGCCCTTACCTCCGCCCCAGTTGCTGTGTGCTGCCTGCACCATTTCACCGCTGCCGCAGTGCTGGCAATCCAGCTGCGCCACCCGTTTTAGCAGGGCTTTGTCGCGCACATAGGCGTGTTTAGGAAACATCAATGCCCTTGTCTGCTGACCAGGCCAGCAAGAATTCAATGAACTCGCTGCTCTCACTTGTCGTGAATTTGTGACTTTGCAGGCCAAGCTGAACGATTCTCTCGCCATCTAGGCTTGGGCAGACTTTGCCAATCTTTCGGTTTGTGTCGTGCGCCCATTGGTCGATCAGTAATCTTTTCCAGTCGTCTGCTGTCCAGGTGCTGCCGGCCGCTTTCATCTGTTTGCTGATTTTGTCAATCATGCTGTGAAACATTGCATTTTGTTCCACGCTGCGCTTGCTCTGTTTGATTTCAATCGTCATCCTATGGCCGGCAATCAGCATTGACTTGAGCATCGGCCAGACAACGGTCATCATTTCTTTGTGCGCCTGGACTGGTTCCCAGCAAGTGACTTTCATTTCAAAACAACGACGGTCAAAGCCTGATGTGCAGCGTCAACGGCTGCGGTGCTTTGTGGTCTGTACGCCTAGAAGGATCGCCACCCAAGTGCAGCCGGCATCAGTGGGGCGCAAAGCCAAAGAACGAAGGAACCATGAGCTACAAGCAATGGGCAGACCGCCAGCCGCTGAGTAAGCCTGTGGCTGATTGGTACAAACAACCTGACCAACAAAAGGAGTGGTGATGAATTACTTTGAAGCCCATAAGCTGCTAGACGAAACAAGAGCAGGCCATGACCACACCGAAGACGACATCACCGCAGCCCTGGAACTCACTGGAGACATTGACCCAGACGTATGCACAGATGGCATTAGCTGGTGGGGACGAAGCACTGAAGAACGGCCGCCGCGAGTACCTACTGCAACGCTTTCGGGAATTGGATCAATATTTTCCGGGATTGCGATCAATGATCATCGAACGAATTAAGGCGCTGAAATGAGACACGCAGCCAGGGTTGACAAAAACCAGCAAGAGATTGTTTCGGCGTTACGGGCGGCTGGCGCTTACGTCTGGATTATTGGCCTACCTGTTGATCTTTTGGTCGGCTACAAAGGCCACACGTTTCTGGTTGAGGTCAAAGATGGCCCTAGGAAGCGTTTAACGGCCCTACAAGACGATTTTTTCAAGAATTGGTCTGGTAGTACCTTGGCAAGAATTGATGGCCCTGACGGGGCTTTACGCATGATTGGAGTTTTGAAATGAAACCAGAAGAAGCAGCGCAAGACATACGCAACAAAGCCCGAGCCTATGGCGATGCCAAAGCCCAGCGGGTTTACCTTGAAGAATTCCGCAAGTCAAAAAAAGCCCTTTTGATGAAAGATGCCTTGCAAATGGGCTACGAGGCGGCAAACGCCCAAGAACGCGAGGCATACGCTGACCCTGAGTATCACACCTTGCTAAAAGGGCTGGCGGCGGCAATAGCCCAAGAAGAAACCCTGCGCTGGGAGATTGAGGCATCAAGGCTAGATGTCGAAATTTGGCGGACTCGAGAGGCCACCAACCGACTGCAAGACAGGGCGCACCAATGAAATGCCCAGAATGCGGAACCTGGACAATCGTTAAAGAATCCAGAATATCCACAGGCAATACGCGAAGAAGGCGGTTAGAGTGTGCAAATTTCCACAGGTTTTCCACATTGGAGACAATAGTTGATCGCAAAACATTCATACGTCAGGTCAAAAAAGTTGTTGAAACTGGTGGCAAGCCTTGATTGCCAAGCCTGTGGGTCGGGCAATATGGTGCAAGCGGCACACACAAACTGGGGCGGCGGCAAGGGGAGAGGGGTCAAAGCTGATGACAATTTGATCTTTCTTGGTTCATTCGGTTTCTAAGGTCGTTGGCAGCGGCTTCACCCCTGCGCCTGGAAATGTCGGCAATCGTGGTCTGCCACCATGCTGATGCCTTGGCCTTGCCCAGTTCCTTGGTTTTCTGCTGGTATCTCAAAATCCATTCTCTGGCCTCGCTCTGGCGCATCTCCTGTAAGGAAAAGCGCATAGTCAATTGCGGTTCGGCTGATGGTTTGTCCATCTTTCACCCTGTCCAAAAGTTTGTGTGCGTCAAAGTAGTTCATCAAAACACCTCGTCATCCATCCAATGTTTCACAGGCTTGGT